CTGTTATCAGCGGCGTGCCGTCTCTGACGGTGGGCATTCCGGTCGTGAACTACGAGGAGGACTATCGTCCCCTTTCGGAGTCACCGACCGAGTCCATCATCACGAACGTCATGTCACCGATCGATCAGCCGTCGACGTTCCGTTTTGCCGTGAGGCAGAACAAGAACATCTATGCGGGGATGGATATCAATCCATCGTCGCAGTTGCCCGATCGCTCGGGCGTCGACGTGCTGAGCCAGGTTCGCGAGGTGTACTCATTTGAGGACACCTTGAACCCTGGCGTTCGGTTGCTCTTCCCGGGTTCGGCTGGCATGACTGTCAGCCTTCCCAACTTCGTGGAGTTCACGCCTGACATGGCGTTGGCTCTCGCGATGCGGTGCGTTGCCGGCCTCTTTGAACAAGGGGTCGTCACCAGCACGGGAATTGCAGCTCTCCAACGCGGCGTGCTGACGAAGAAGGCCATGTAGATGGTTCCCATGCGAAGAGATTTCGTATGGGCCATCGTGGTCATCGTCAGCATCCTGTCAACTATGGGCGTTGTCAATGTGAAGCCGGAGCAGGATTCTTCTATCACGCAGAGTGTAAGAACTCAGCGTGAGAAGATCATGACCCTTAAGGGGTCCTTCGTCGAAAGTTCGACGACTACTTCGATCACGTTGACATGCCCCTAATCGAGGAGTGTGTCGGTATGTCAAGTTCCATAAACCGCGAACTAAGCTCGTGGAAAGACGTCTTGGCAAAGCTAAGGCGCGAGGATTCGACCTGGCGGGGCTCAGCCTTGTCAGAGAGAGACCATCTTTCGTACACGGAAGCTATTATGTGTACGGCTATGGTTTTGTCGGATCTGTCCAATCGGTACAGGGGATGTGGCACATACCGTGACCACGTCGCGTGGGCCCTTAATTGCGGCTCACTGGACGTGGATCAGGTCGGCCACTTTCTATCGGATGCCATCGATCTCTTCCTCTCCACGACAGAGTTTCATTACTCTGAAGATGGATTCGAAGCGTACGGTGGCTTTGCCAAGTGGTTTAAACTCCATTTGGCCGAGAGATATGCCTTTGCGGGCAAGTTTCTCGCTCCGATCGTTGGTGCGCTAGACCACTACGGGAGTGACCCAACTCCTGCTTCCTTCTACCCTGTCTACCAGTTCCTTGCTTTCATGACTCACCTTTCCCTTCTCGACCTTAATCAGGTCGAGGAGCTAGAGGAGGGCTATTTGCAGCAAGAAGAACTGTTAGCGCAACAGGACATCCCCTTTCGCGTTGGTTCAGAGTCTGAACCAGATCATGCGAGAGTGGCTTGCGTCGATGAGGTTGGATGCATCAGTACTTACTGGTGCTTCCACCTCGACGCCGATCGTCAACTCTGGACGCAAGTCGCTGAATGCGACCGTAATCCCGGGTCATGCGAACGGTTCCGTTGCGGAGCTAGCTGGTGACACATCGCTTTATTCGAAGTATCGGTTCGTAAGTCCCGATGCTTTGATTTGCTATGTGTTCAGCAAGTTCTCTGGTCTTGATGCCGATACCTTTTGTCCTTGGCGTAGCGATGTACCAACGTCGCGTACCTCGCAGATTGTCTTTGTGGCGAAATCCATGAAGACGAAACGCGTGATCTCCAAGGAGCCCGTCACTCTGATGTACTTTCAGAAGGGCGTGGACAGGCTAATACGTGAGTATATAGCCTCTCATAGGTATCTTTCCGAGCATATCGATCTGAGAGATCAGTCGAAGCAAGGGAAGATGGCAATCAAGGCAAGTCTCACACGTCAGTTCGCCACGGTCGACTTGTCGGCCGCTAGCGATTCTGTTTCGTGGGACTTGGTGAAG